CAGCTTGCGTAGTATGGATGATCTTCAAAGCTTTATTGAAGCGATTGTTTGTGTTACAGAGGATCAACTAGGTTTCGCCTGTAAGGAGTGCCACAAGTGCAAGAGTATGGCGGAAAAGCAAGGAATTTCTTTAGAAAGAGCAAGGGCTGAGAAGACTGCGATATTGCTACAAAAGCAAAAACAGGATGTGCAATGGCTGAAAGAAAATGGCATAATTCCAGCCAGTAACTCAGCTAAGCGAAGAATTCAGATTGTAGAACGACTAATGGAGGAGAAAGAAAATGAATAAATATGAAGAGATGCTTGAGTTAGACAAAGACAATTTCTTTGCTTGTTGGTTCTTTGCAGAGATTGTTCAGTTTGGTGTGTTTGCTAATGTATTTATGAGCCAGTTTGGTGTGGTGTGATGGAATGCCAATATAAGCTTGGGTATGAGGATGCTCTTATTGAGTGCCTTGTGAACACAAAAGAGCTAATCAACGAGCTTGGAGAAGAGCAAGGATTGAGAGCTCTTCGAGATTGGCTTAAACATGAGCTTAAGAATATGGGAGATGAAGAATGAACACTTTAGTTTTACATAGACCAGAAGCAGGAGATTGGACTGTAGCCTATCTGAATGAAAAACTCATTTATGAAGGCCATAGTGGCCTGAATGATCTTTCTTGGGAAGTGTTGTGCTCTCTTGGTGTTGAGATCAAGACAGTGGAGTATACCGATGAAGAGTTTCAGGAGAAGTTCTAAATGAAAGAAGACGGGTATTCGCAGAATACGTATTACACAAATCTAATGCTAAAGCTTGAGAAGCTTGAAGAAAAAATTGAGCGTCTTGAAAAGATTCTTCTTTCTCGATCTATTGAGCTGAAGACAAACTTCACCATTGAGAAGCCAATTACACCAGAAGACTTTAGCAGCTTTCTGGAATTTGGAGAAAACTTCCGCACTAACGCTAATTAAGGAGATTAAATTTTGCGACACCTATTTCTACCAGACGTACAGGCAAAAGAGGGAGTTCCACTGCAACATCTTGAAGCAGCAGGAAACTATATCGTAAAGAAGCAACCAGAAGTGATTGTGTGTATTGGTGATTTTGCTGATATGCCGAGCTTGAGTTCTTACGATGTAGGTAAGAAAAGCTTTGAAGGGCGTATGTACACCAAGGATGTTGAAGCTTCTCGTAAAGCTATGGATATTCTTCTTGGACCACTGAAGCAATATAACATGCAGCAAGCTCTTAACCGTAAGAAGCAATATAAACCCCGAATGGTCATGTGTTACGGTAATCACTGCCAAGGTCGTATTGAGCGTGCTATTGAGAATGATCGGAAGCTTGAGGGTTTGATTTCGGTAAACGATCTTGGTTTTGCTGAAGCTGGATGGGAGTGTCACGACTTTCTGGACATTGTGAATATTGATGGAATTCGTTATAGCCATTACTTTGTAAACCCCAACAGTTTATTGAAGAATTGTGTTGGTGGTAATATTGATGCAAAGCTAAAAAATCTCGGCTGGTCGTTTAGCATGGGTCATCAGCAAACTTTGCAATACGGAGTCCAATATCTTCCAGACGGGGAATGTCGTCAAGGTCTGGTAGCAGGTGCCTTCTATCTCCATGACGAAGGGTATATGGGTGGTCAAGGTAATAAGAGTCACTGGCGAGGCATTGTGATGAAGAACCAAGTAGAGAATGGTCGATATGATCCTTGCTTTGTCTCTATGAAGTATCTTCTGGATAAATATCTGTAAGTGCTTGACAGACAAAAGAAAAGATGAAACAATACGCAGCATGGATAACTTCTTAGTAGAAGTAAATAGGAAGGGAAAGGATTCCCAAACAGAGATTAGAGAGGAGATAAGAGTTGCTGGACATTAAAGAACATTACAAGAAAATCGTAGAATGGAATATGAAATCTGGGAATCAGTTTTATCACCACGACGATATTCAATTCTGGCGAGCTGTAGAGAATCAAGCTAAGCTTGTTGTTGAGGAAGCTAAAGAAACATTGGAAGCAGCTTCACGAGGAGATGCTGTTGAGCTGGTCGATGGGCTTTGCGATATAATGGTGACATTCAGCTTCTTGGCTGAGCTTGTATATCAAGCAGACTTCGACACTGATCTTGCTATGGACCTTGTAAACAAGAATAACGACACTAAGATTTTCCGTACATACACTAAGGCTAAGGAAACTCTTGACCACTATGATGAGCATGGTCTGAAAGGAGAGAAGCAAGAAGGTTTGCACATTGAAGAGGTTGTGTATAAAGGCATTCCATATTACACTGTTCGTAACGGAGCACGCAAAGTGCTAAAACCAAAAGACTTCGTTAGTGTTGATTTGAGTGAATGTGTTCCAGAGTAAATGTCTAACATTCGTTACATCTAAGCGAGATTGTTATGCAGACGTAACAAAGGAGGAGGGGAGATGAAGATTCGTGTATTGGTGGATACATACCAACACCAGGGGTTGTATAAAGGCAGTGAGCACGACGCACTGTGGGATGAAGGTACGAAAACATATAACTTCGTGAACTACGGAAAACTGTGGACTCTTGGCCCCCTTCAAGCTGTGGAGGTTGAGTTGCTGAAAGAGGATGATTTCCCAGCACCAAACGAAAAACTTCTGGATGTGATTAATACAGACTTGAAGCAAGACTCAGTTCTTGATATTCAGCACGGCGGCAGTCACTACAAAGACAAAAAGATTCAGCCAATTGAGTACATCACGGCAAACAATCTTGATTTCTGCCAAGGAAACATTGTTAAATATGTGACACGTCACAAGGACAAGAACGGGGCTGAGGATATCCGTAAAGTTATTCACTACGCGCAGTTTATTTTGAAGTTTGAATATGGGGAGGAGATTTAATTGAGTTACGATTTTATTAAAGTGCGTGTTGTTGGTGTCACTCAGCCGGTTTTAGATTTTATCCCAGATAGCGAAGGCATTCTGTCTTATGCAGCACGGGTTAGTAGTCCTCAGAACCAAGGGAACTTTGATACAGCAGCCAAGCTTTTGAAGTATTGTGTGGAACATAAGCACTACTCTGTGTTTGAAACTGCTAATATTACGATGGAAGTAGAAGCGCCCCGAGACATTGCACGGCAGTTGCTGCGTCACCGAAGCTTTACGTTCCAAGAGTTCAGTCAGCGCTACGCAGAGAGTACAGACTTCATCACTCGTGAATGTAGGCTACAAGATCACAAGAATCGGCAGAATAGTCTTGATATGGACACCGACAACGACGATGAACATAATTTGACATCCCATTGGTGGGCTTGTGCTCAAGCGGATGTGCTTGACAGGGTAAATGAGATTTATAAAGAGGCTCTTGAAAAAGGGGTTGCTAAAGAAGTTGCTCGTGTAATCCTCCCTGAAGGTCTTACGATGAGTAAACTTTATGTGAATGGAACTGTTCGCTCTTGGCTTCATTATTGCGAGCTACGCGACGGGAACGGGACACAACGAGAGCATGAGGATTTGGCTAAGAAGTGTAAAGTCGAAGTGCTAAAGCATTTCCCCTTTCTTGAAAATGTTTGGAAGGAGTAATTTATGTTTATTCAAAACGAAGAGCTTCCGATTGAATGGTGGATTGAAGAAGTAGTTACTCTTGTAAAGCATGTAGAAGGAATTCCAAAGAAAGATTCTCGTCTTCGTGTGCAAGAGAACCTTAGTGAATTCATCTGGTATTACGAGGCTGCATTGACTCCTCGCCAAGCGGTTGATAAGTTCTGGATGGGAGATAAGAAATGAGTGGTGTACATTATGCAAAAAGCTTTTATGACCTGATGCAAAATGCAGAGTTTAAGAAAGCTGTCGTAGAAGAAGATAAAAAGAAAATGGAAGAGCTGTTGTTTTCTATTGGCTTTGATATCTCACAAGGGTATGATCTGGTTTCTGTTCTACATCGTCCAGAGACAACTAAAGAACCTTGGATGGGGGTAAGGGTTGAGGGCTTTGAACGTACAGACAAAGCTTGGTTAGACAGTCCTTATGCAAGCCTTGAGGCGCACATTGCAGCTTGCCCAGATGCGAGTAAACGAGTACACTTGGCGATGCTCAACCCCCGTGGGGCGATTAGCTCTTGGGAAGATGACTGATATAAAAGAATTTTGAGGAGAGGAAATTGCTTAAGAATGTAATTAAGAACAACGGTGTTGTAGAAGAGTTTAGTGCAGAGAAGCTTAATAAGTG